TACTTACAGTTCCATTTTGTAGAGAATACTTAAGTTTTGTATTCGTAGACAACAATCTGTAGTGTTGTGTATCAAATGAACCAGCACCAACATCAGAACTACCAGTATTAACTGCACTATAAACTGAACCAGTTGTTAGTTTTGTGTGGTTAAGAGCATATATTTTATGTGCACCAGCGCCATCATACGCAATTGGTGTAGTAGTTGCAACATAGTTATCTTCAATAGAATTAGATCTATCCGACTGCAACATGTAAGTTGAATAACCTGTTGACTCCCACCATGCATGGACAGGTACAGCAGTTAACCATATACTACTATTATACTGTCTTCCTCTTTGAATTGAAGAAGCACCATTTAGTTGTATACCAACTGCTCTCTTACCAGTGTTTGTTAATCCAAAGTTACCAACCCATCCCTGTCTACCAGACATTGCCTGACGTGTTCTATCGATTGGTCGGATATAGTTACCGTAATTTTCATGCCACATTTTATACTCACCGAAACTTAACTTAACGCCAGTATCAGAGTAAATAAACGTCTTAACAATAGGACCATCATTAACAAAGTTACCTAGTCTATGACTTACATAAACTTCATCAATAGTAGCAAATAGATCCTTCAACTTGAGGTGCATTCTACCATGCAAGATATGATTTGGTCCAGCACTTATAGTACACTTAGAATAACCATTACTATCTGGAATTGCAACGTTACTAATAGTTGCACTATAGTTAATTACTTTACCAGTAGTAGTATATGTCCAGTTGGTAACTCCACTAACAGCTGTTTTAGCACTTCCTACTAAAGTTATAGAAGTAGTACTAATAGAAGAAATTGTTCCAATTTCATCACCATTATTAGCAAAGAGTTGATGACCAGGACGTAAGACTGTTATTAATTTAGCAGCATTACTACCACTGAGAGTAACAGTTGATGTATTAGTTGCAGAAGTCAAAGCAGCATTTGACCAATTATCTGTTACATAGGTGTCAATACCATTTCTAGAATTAACTCTTAAAATATCCTCCCATGAATATGATAGGATATCACCTGCTCTAACTCTTCCACTACGGTTAGGTAACCAAATTTCATTGGAGTGAGTACCGACATCTGCTGCAGAATTTGCAGTACCATTTTTATCGGTATATCTACCTTTAGTATCCTTTTCAATGTTAACATTTCCAGGGCGGAATGAACTACCACCAGTCTTAGGATAAGTCCAACCACCATCATTAATATACATCATACCAAATGTCTTAACTGGTGAATCAGCGGTATTAGCTTGTAGTGTTTCTTCACTACCAAATACACCTCTCTGCCAATTTTCTCTTGGTAGTGGATCAGCAAGATAAACTCTAATTCTGGCATTTGCACCAGTTCCAACTTTCTTCATGTCTATAATTTTAGACTTGAATAAGAAATTACTCTCAACAGACTTGCTGTAATTCGAGCTATTTGGAGTAGGAGCTATACGTAGTTTAGTTCCCTCTGGAATAGAAGTTGATAGGGGTTTATCCAACCTGAGTTTGATACTATTGTCATAGTAACCTTGATAATACAAGAGTACATAATTACCAGAATTTAGAGAAGTACCACCAGAATATCCAGAAGAACCAACATCAGTCAATCCTGTACCAGAGCCATTTGAATATCGGAAATATACAACGTTAGTTCCATCATCTCTTACTACTCTCTTGAAGATGAGTCTATAAACACCACCACCTGGTTCATTCCACCACATACCTTGATTAGATCCATATGGGAAGTAATCGGTAGAATCTTGTTTACCATGTATTGTTGCAGAAGCAGTTTTAGTGGTTGAAGATTGGTTGAATGTTAGTCCACCAAATGGACCAGCACCAGCACCATATGCTGTTGATAACAGAACTCTGTATTTTCCTGTTCCACCATCACCGGTTAACTCAAGACCATCCTCATAACCTTCTACTACACCCTGAGAACCTTCTGTGGAAGTAATGGTGTCACCTCTCATACCAACAACATATCCAATTAAACCAGAATATGCACCTGCAGTATGAGCTGTAGACCAACTACCAGCACTACCACTAACAGTAAGAGTTGGTGTAGTAGTACAAGTAGTATAAATTGGTTGACCTTTATAGATTCCACCATCACCTATTGCAGTTACATCCATAATAACTTCAAATTCATCAGTGGATGTACTAATTTTCTCAAATGTTGCGGTGTATGTACCCCAAGTTGATACTCTTTGCATTACTCTGGAATATCCAGGAGAAATTGTAAAGTGCAATGCACCTTCCAAATTACTTGCTATACCAGTACCATTAGAAGAAGCTTGAGATGTAGTTAAAGAAACACCAGCACGGAGACCAAGGTAACTACCTCTTTGTCTAAATCCTCTTTGGTTAAACTGACTGATTGATAATCTGTTTGGAGCAAATTGTGCAGCAGTTAGAGGACTAATATATTCATAAAGACTTGTATCATTTGTATTTTTAGCATGGATGTTAAATGTCTGTTGGTCATTTGCACCCACAGTGTCTTGAGTGGTTCTAAATGTTCCAGAGATAAATCTATCTCCTTCTTTGTTTGTTGATGTATTTGTTCCTTTATCACCCTGTGGATCACCAACGGTAACAATAAAGTTATTCCAATTACCGGTAGTCTGGTTTTGTGAAATATTCCTATATGGAATAGTTACTGTTTGACCAATCGATAGTTTTTCAAAGTCAGCATTAAGATTTTCAGCGGATGACGTGATACTAACAACAGCGGTCTGATCAGTCAACACTCCAGTTGGAGTTGTATAACAAATACCTGCATCAACTTCTGTGATATCTGCTGGACTTTCTGCAGCAAATGGGGCTGCAAGAGCAGTTGAATCATTAGCAGAAGAGAATCGCTTCAATCCATAACAGGTAACATCAACTGGGTCAGAGAGTCTAAGTTCGGTTGCAATAATTGATTCGGAAGCAACAGCATCATCAGTTGAGTTATTTGGATCAAGACCTTCCCAGTCACGGATGTAGTGTGGCCAGTACCTAGTCATACTTCTACTAAGTCTGATTTCGTATCCTTTATTATCACCAGATGAACCACCTTTCTCAAAATCACATGTTTCACGTTTACCAATCACAACCCTACCAGATGTTGGCCAGTAATCTAAGATATTATCATAATCGAATAGATCGAATCTAGTATTTTGTGGATAAGTAGGAACTTGATCTCCATCTTCCAACTCAACTATAATATCTGCTCTAATGTCAGTTATATTATCAGAGTTTACATATCTGTATACACCGATATATGATTTATTGTTAGTTAAATCACTTCTAGCAATCTTGTAGTATAGTCCACCATATAGAATGTAACTACCTGGTTTGAAGATTGATTTTGCTCTATTGATTTGTTGTTTTAGATTCTTTGCACTGTTTCCACTTTCAATGGAATTAAGGATAAAGCAATTTTTGGGTAGCATTACTTTATATTCACCTGGAGTGAAGATAGAAAAATCTTCATCTGAATAGTTTGATCTTACTGTAAGTTGGAACGTGGATAAATCAGCACCACCGTCTGATGTTCTTAGTCTCAACTGTTGACCAGTTTGATGACCAACACCAGGATCCGTGATATAAAGACTGGTTAGTCTATTACTTGAGTCTGTTGTGATTACAACACGACCACTAGTTGTTCCAGATGGATCACTAACGTTAACAAGATGAAGAACTGTAGATGTAGTAAAGGAACTACTGAATACTGCATCTTCATTTGATACCGAATAATTTGCTGGTTCGGAATAATTTGTGGTTTCAGAAGTTTCTGCAACAATCAATTTAGCAGTTCTATTTTGAGTAACTTTTTGATATCTAGAAGTCACTGTAGAAACATAATTATATCTTCTAGCATTTAGATAGTCAGTATTGACATTAATGTTTGTGCCAGCTGCAGCGGTTAGTGAACTAAATGCATTTAATCTGTCATAATTGACAGTAACAAAAAGATATGCACCAGATTCAGTCTGAGTTATAGTACCAGAAGTACTAATATTATAGGTATTACCAATATTGAGTCCAGATACATTAGCATAAGAAGTTTCAATATTGTCAGACTTAACAAGTCTAGTTGCATTAGAACCAAAGAAGATATTTGATGGAACATCTAAACCAGCTGAATTATTTGCAACAAAGAATCCAAGACTTCTTCTTGGTAGTGAAATATTTGATCCAGAACCAGTTACTGTATATGTAGTAACTGTTGAGTTAGTATCATTCCACCTTAGGTATATAGCAGAAGCTTTATCAGCATCCTGAACAGCATGGTTTGCACCAATTGCAATATATTCTGATTGTACACCAGCACTATGTGGATAATCATATACAATTGTATATGGTGTTTGATATCTTTCAAATAGCGCAACTTTAGTTAATAGATCACCGGAAGCGATTGAAGATTGGCCAGACCATGGAATAACAGAATTAGGTGACTTATTAAATCTTCTAATTGCTTGTTTTGTTTTTAATGGGAATGTTCTTGCATCTCCATCAGACAATGTACCATATGGATCTTTACCTGGTTCTAAGTAAATATTAGATTCTGGGTTAAATTCAGATAACTGTCTAAATTCTTCATCATCACCAGAAGTTGTAATAGCATATGCTGGGCTTGATCCGCCAATTTGTCGGAAACTATTTTGATCTTCCATCTGGAACATCTCGATAGAGTGACCAGCAACAAAAGCAGACTGATTTGCAGCACGGGTGCCGGTTGTTCCAATACCAGTCCAATCTAGAGATAGATTTCCTCTAAATCTGGTTCCATTAAGTGTTAGTTGAGCACCTCTACACTTAATTAAACCACCACGATAACCACCACCAAATGTATTTGCTTTTGAGTCAGCAACTGATTGAGCACCAATTGTAACTCCGGTTAGATTTAATTGGAAATCGGAACCAGGAATAGCATCAACGGCAAGTAATGTACTCTGATAATTACCATTTACTGGCATACCAGCAAGTGGAACTCTTCTTCTGAATGATCTATATGCATAAGGCCAGGAATTAAAGATTCTCTTACCAGTAGCAGTTAAAGGATCGTTATCACCGAAGGAATCAGTATCTACAGATTCCATAAATGGCGAACCATCAGAAACTGAATCGGTTATTGGATCAATTTTAGCACCGGCAAGTAGATTTGTCTTCGCAACTATCAAGAAATCTGAAGAACTTAGATTGTTAAGACCACTACTCGTACTTACAGTACGACCTGATGGAGATAGAACGTATCCACGACCATCAATAATCTCAAATCTGTATTCACCATTCAATACGTCTGATGCAGTAGGAGATCCACTAGACCAATAGGTTTTAATAGCAGTAATAGCACCTGTTGATGAATTGATTTCAGCATAGAATCTCCAACTCTTAGTACCTGCAGTATTAGCAGCTGTGTTGATTGGATACATAACTACTCTCAATCTACTATTATATCTTCTGGTATTTGCCAATGCAGTGTTAGATGCTAATTGAGTAGCAATCTTAGTTTCAATTGTACCATCAACATAATCATTAGCAAAAGTGATAGTTGTAGGTACATATCCTCTTCCTAGAGCACCTGCATTCTTAATTGATTGCTGAGTATAAGATCCAAACAGACTGAGAATATCTTTGTGAATTCCAGCGTTTTCGATGTAGTTAACTACACTTTCATTTTCTGGATTAGCTGATCCAGAACCAGTAAGTGTACCAGATGAACCAGCAAAATCTTCTGGAGCAATATCAAGATAGATATATCTATTATCGGGAATACCACGAATTCTTTGATAAGAAGCTGTACGCTTACTAAATGCGAGTAAGTTATCTTCTACAGATGCTCTTTCTCTGCCATCAGTACCATTGGTATATGAATTGGTTCCCTTAAGTTGAATAAGTTGAGTTGGACTGTTACCAAATCCACCTGATCCAAATGGGTATGATAAAATACTTGAATCATATCGAGTATTTGGATTTCTATCGATGACCAATAGAATATTAGAACCTTCCTTACCAGTCAAGATACCATAGATTTCTGGAATATCAAATTTAGAAATTTCATCTCCAAAAACGTTAAATTTAGTAAATGATAGAACACCAGCAGCTGGTATTACAACTGCATTTGGAATTTTGTCAGATAGGGTTAGGAGATAACCACCATTAGCAAGAGATTTTGCAATTGTCTTAACTCTAAAACCATTTAATTGATCAACGCCATTAACGTCTCTCCAAACTACTCTATCACCAACTGAAATATCTTCAAAATTATCAACAACTAATGTTTCAGTAGATGTACCATTACCAGTTACAGCTGTAACGACTCTCTTGAGAATTGGTCCTTGATATCCACCTTCATGCATAATACCTTTTGGAAGATATCTTCTTCTTTCTTCTTGTCCCCAGTTAAAAGTTAATGTAGTGTATTCTGCACCATCTTCATTTTCAAATACAATTTTTCTGAGGTTTCCAGTCCAAGCACCTGGATTTAAATCTTCAACAGAGTTTGTATAGGCAGCATCATTTCCACCAGTTTGAGCAGAAGCAGTTTGATAAACAGAAACTAGTATTTCAAGTCTTTCCTCTGAAGTGTTATCAAAATCTAAACTAGTTGAAGGTAAATGTCTTCTGACACTAACTACCTTGGTTGACATAGTAAGATTAGAAACATCAGCAGAATCAGAATCAACGACAACTTTATCTGCTGCATTCGTCAACCAGTACATTGTAGTACCAGGAATAATATATTTTCTCATTCTATCAAATTTTCTTCTAGAATTAGCAGTAGCAGCAGATCCTGTTGCATCAGTAAAACGAGCTGCATCAATAGAGATTGAGTAATATCTACAATCAGCAAAACTTGCAGATTTTAATTCACCATATGTAGATTCATTTAAGTTACTTTCAATAATATCACCACTATTAACAATAGGATATGCAATAGCTGAATGACCAGATTCACCAGTATTAGTTGAAGCTTTAACCATCAACTCAACTGCACCGTTTAAACCAGATGTACCAATTGTATTACCAAGTGGTCTACCAGAAACATCATTACCGGTAACTGTAGTCTTAATAATATCTCTCTTCGTGAAATATGCATTTCTAACTAATCTTCTAGCATTCTGAGTTTTAGTATCAGCACTAAAGATAGAATCTGGAATTTCGTTTTTAGTAATTGATTCGTTAATACCAATAATATGAACATTATTGAGTGATACTGAACCATTTGCAGATAATCCACCAGATACACCAGAGTAGATTGCATCATTACCTACACCATATTGAGCACTAAATCCTAATGTACGATATAAGTAAACACTATCACCTCTCTTTACGGTATCCTCTAGATATCCACCCATTCTTCCTGCAGAAGTTCTAGTTTGTTCTTTACCAGCAAATACGGATGAATTTGCAACTCCAGTACCATTAATTCTTAATGAACATGGGAATTTAGTACCATCCAACTTGTAATATCCTGGTTTCATTAACAATTCTAATTCATCACTAGAATTAAATCCAGAATTTTCTGCCCACTGTCTACACTGAGAGAAGGAGAATAAAGGACTAAATCTCTTAACTTCATTTCTTTCTTGAATGTTAACACCAAGTGCTTTTGAACTATATGGGTTTGGTAGTCTTTGATCGAAGTAATCTTCATCAAGGGAAATAGCAAGAGGTAGTTTTTTCTCAGGAACTCTATAAAGAATAGCATCTTCAATATTAACTTCCTCAACAACACCTTTAGTAGGATCTAGAGGTGGAATAAATGGTGATTCAGACGCCCATCTGTCAGCATCAAATGCCAGTGTATCTGCACCAGTAAAGAATACGTTTACAGAATCTACACCTGGATATCCATTATTATAAGTAGTTGTATAATTATGTACTTTACCTGCCTCGTTAGTACCAGCGCCGTAATTACTTACTAATTTAAATGTTCCAATAGTACCAGCATAACCTGTTTTGTAGTACTTATAAGTTGCAATGTAATATGTACCATTTTTCGCGTATTCTCTTAGAGAGATACAACCTCTATCTGGCCACTGATCATATTCTGCATCTGTAGCGATAGTGACTGTAAGATCTTTATATTCAGAAGTATTATCTTTATTAATGTTTTGGTATGAACCCGCATCAAAATCGGTTTGTAGTTTCGCTTTTAGATACTTAACATCACTTTCTGTTGCACTTATACCAAATGAACCATCAGCTACAATGGGTGGGAAGTTTCTGATAATAGAAGTATGTGTTCCATCACCAAGATAACTCTTGAGATAATCAATTAGTCCTAGACCATTTTGATTTCTAGAAATAACAATCTTGTTGGTTGTATAGTCAACGGATTCATATGATAGAGGAATAGTTATTGCAGTATTGAAGTAAACATTATTACCACCACTTACATAGTAATCTTGAATTGCAATACCAGTCATATTGAACTGGATATCAATCTTACCGAATGAAGCAATACCGGCGGTTTCTGCCATCTGCAATTCAATTGCATCATTAATACTTGAAACTGTTACGCCATTTACAGCAGTGTTAGTAAATGTTAGACCTTCATATCTAAAGAACCTGTTTGTACCAGAGACTTGTGTTGCATAACCAGACAATGCTGATTGTAGATATGGTTGAATATAAACTCTGTTGTTATCAAGTGTAACAGCTTGAGCAGAAATAAGTTGTCTCTTAACTCTCCAAGCATCTAGGTACTTAGGAGATACATATAGTTTGTCGTTGGTGTCAGTTGAGATGAAACCTGTCTTCTCTGGTTTAGCACCCTTAACGAAACCATATGCACTAGTATTACCTTCTGGGAAGTTACCAGCATTGTTAATTTCTGCTCTATCGATAAAGAGTCTTTCACCAATAATCAAATTACTGATGTTTGCTTTATCACTAACAGTTAGTTTAGCAATGTTGAAGAAGTTTGCAAGATCCTTAAGTGCGGATTGTGCAGAAGCACTTCTACCTGCGGATGCAGTTACGTTAATAACAGCGTTAGAAATTCTGTTCTCAATATTTTCAATATCCAAATAGTTAGACTCAGAAGACTTACGAAGTTTTGGAACGTTTAATGTAACAGTACTTGTACCACCTGCTTGAATTACCTGGTTACCAATGTAGAAGTCACCTGCAGAGTTAGTACCGGAAGAAGCGATGAATCCACCTCCATTTTCATAACCCTGTGCAATAAATTGTTCGTAAATTTTAAGAACTCTTGTCTGTAGATTTGGGAAACCAGTTGAATAGTTACCAGAACCAAGACCGATGTATTCCCAAGTATGTGAAGAAGCACGTAAGATAGATGGTCTGTATAGATTTAGTTTTGGAGCAAACGTAAGGCCATCGGTGTGAGTTCCAGTTCCATTGACAGAAGAACTTGCAAGTAATGCGTTTGAATTAATATTTGTACCTGTTACACCTTCTGCATTAGGAGAAGAAACAACTATTCTTCTGTCAAAAATTTCTGCATTGATACCATATGTGTTGTAACTTGTAACTTTTTCAGAATCTACTTCTTTACGTCCACTTGGAGTTATAACTCCATTGGATAATACTTCTGGTTGTCCAAATCTCCAGTTTGAATTATACAAGTTTAGAGCAGATGATGATGTATGCTCATCACCTGTTTCACCTGAATTTAGTATTCTACTATCCCATGTATTAACTGGAGCAATAGAAACTCTAGCTGTTGAGATAGTGGTCGTTGATCCATTGTCAACTACATATCTGAGGTCTAATGATTGAACCAGTCTGTGAACAGCTTCAGCTGTCATTGATGTCAATGATGGAATATCCTTAAACGGGCATTCAGCTGTAGCAATGGTTCCAGAAGAAGTGTGATATCTTTTATAGTTTGGAACTGTAATATCTTTAATTCTAGTTCCAGCACCAATGTCTTCTACAAGTACTCTAGAGTCTGATTGAGGTGGGTTCCAAATTTTTCTGATATCATAAGTTGGGCCCTCTTCGTTAACTGATGGATATAGGTAATTTACGTTACCAATAAGTTGAGTTTCTTTGTCATAAAGATTTACTGCTTCAATTGTCTTACAACTGAACGAATTGCCTACACTAATACCAAGAGGTCTTCTCTTAATAATAGAAACAACGTTGTCTCCAGCACCGCTTTCGCCTGATGGGATCTGATAATCAACAAATTCGTTAACGTCTGCTCTAACCACAGTTAGATAATAAACACCATCTCTAGTATTCTTTTCCCAGGCCTGAACTTCTTCAACATTCCAAATCATGAATCGATAATCACTATATGGAACATCTGATTCACCATTGCCTGGTCTAGTTCCTTTGATAATAAATCTCTTTTCTGGTGGCTTTGGATTTACATTATTTGCAAGATACTTAGGAATTGTATATTCCACTTTCCATAGAAGATCACCTGGTTGTGATGTTCTTGTATCAGAGAATTTTTTAACGATTAAACTAGATGGGAAACCAGTCTTATATTTTAGGAGGTTTTTAGTTACCTGTTGTAATTCGGTTGTAGTAATACCAGTATTTGGATCAATTGCTGTCACAAATTCAAATGACTGTTCTGAATTTGAATCAAAGATAAATTCACTAACGAAAGCATCAGATCCGTTACTTACGTTATATGTATGATCTACTTTTAGATATACACATTTTTCAGCGGGATCCCAAAAATATCCAATTCTTTCATTATTTTTGGTAGCTTGAACTGTGGAACCACCAATAGTCTTTGTGGGTAAATCTGAAGTAGATGTTGCTGTAGTAAGTCTTATATTAAATGTTCTATCACTTTCACCACCAGTAGATTCTAATGGTAGGTTAATAATTTTATTAGCATCTGGTGATATACCATCTTTATTGTAAAAATCTCTGAATAAAGCAAACTGACCTGAAGTACCATAGTTCAAGAAACGTTTTGTTACAATTGTACCATCAGATTTCTCACTATCAACAACTAATTCTGGAATATCATCATCTGTGGTAGCACCAGTTTCTAGATAGAGTCTAAATCCTCCAGATTCAGTGTAACCATCTCTCAAACTCTTGAGTTCGTCAGATAATTCTTCACCAACAGCACCGATATAACTCCATGTGTTAGATGCAGAAATATTATAGAAAGTTACATCAGTAACATTATCAGAAATACCTCTAGGTGGAACAAGTGCAGTAATTCTACCTTGTGAAGAAGGTGTGAATGATCTGAACTGAGATCCTTTTGCACGTAGTGAAACTTGACCGAAGTTAGAGTTAGAGTTCGTGATGGACATATCGCCACCAGATACTGCTAAGAACTGGTCAGCGTAACCAACTGCGAAAACAGAAACGACCTGAATGAATCCACCGTTAGATGCCTTGATGTGGAAGTGTCTACAATCTGTCTTATATTGAGCGTCTGGATCTGCAAAGATTGGAGGTTGCGATGTGTTTGGGTCATCATCATTATATGCTGTATTATCTCTATCACCTTCAAAATCTTTTGGTGAAACAAATACGTCTCTATCTTTTTGAAGTGAAATGCCCGTAAACTGTGCAACAACCATGGATTTAAAGCTGTTTTCAGCAACTTTATAACCATCAGTGTGCATACCACATAAACCAAATACTGAACGTAACGAACAGTTGAAGATATATGGAGAACAGGAGTTTACAGTATCAATAGTGTAGTTCTTACTTCTATCACCAACAATCTGGAATTCCTCTGTTCTTACGTCAGAGATATCTCCAGATCTACCTTGCCATGCATCAATCTTCGCATAATACTGATTTAGTTCACCATCAGTATTTCTTTGATCAGCATACGTAAATGCTACAACTCTGTGGTGAGAATACCCTGTATAACTAGATGCTTTGGTGAATGTTGGAATACCGCTGGAATTGAAACTTACACTATTATAAGGTGCATCCTCAGCATCCTTAAATGTCATTTGCCAGAAGTAACAACCACCAGTTACCTTAAAGATAGAAGTCTGATTGTATACACCCTGAGTCTTTCTGAGAGGAATTGTGATGGATCCAGCGCCAGTACCAATCTTAGTATATGTTGTGTTAATAGAAGTATAAGTATCTGGATTAGCAATAATATCTTCAGCCATTTTACCAAGAATTGCAACAGCATTTACAACACTATTACAATCACCATTACTTACAAAACCATCTCCAGGTGTAAATGTAACTCGGTTGATGGTTTTGTTAGAAGAAATTTCAGTGAAGTATGTTGCACCATCATCATGACTCTTAACGATATCTCTCATTGCAGCAGTTGCTGTAACAAAAGCTAATCTAGTATCGAGAACCTCTTGTGAAATATCAGAATCATCAGCGTTTAAAAATTCTTTTCTATAACCATTTCCATCGACATAAGCTTCAGCGTTGACAAATGTATGTTCATTACCACCTGTACGCAAGTCTTTAATAATTGCATCAACGAAATAACCAATGTCACGACGACATGCAGCTTTTTCAATATTAGTTAAACTACCAAATCCATTGTTTGGACCAGCAAGCATTGCGAGTTCTGCTTGCTCAATAAGATAACCACGATTTCTTTCGATCATGATAGCGCCGTCAAATGCTATCTGGAGAAGTGAGAAACTATCTGCTTCAATACTTCCTTCAACTGAGAAAGGTGCAGGAACGTACTTTGGTCTAATAACAGTTTTTCTTAAGTCATAACCTACAATAGAGGTTCCTCTAGGTACGATAACACCACCATTTCTCGGGTTGAATCTCCAAGATGAACCGGTAGATAGATTTCCTGCAGCTGCTGCAATTCCATCTGATGGGTCTTCGTCAACACTTTGAGTTAGTGGATTGGTTAGGATATCAAGTCCTGGTCTATTGTCAATTTCATATTGACCAGGAAGCACCATAACTGTAAATGCTTCAAATTTATCATTATTAAGAGTTGCTGTGCCGGTTCCAGTTGCGGTTCCAGTAGCAATAAAAGATACCTTAGCAGTATTTGATGAAGCACCAACGCTCGTAAAATCGGTGTTTCCTGCAGATGTAATAATATAAGTTTTTCCGGCCTCTAGATTTGCGCTACTAATTGGAGCCGGATCTGCTTTATAACTTCTTTTAGCCGCTTCTAGAAGCGCTCTTTCAATAGTTTTAAATGGTTTATTTAAATTACCACCATCATTATCTTCATCATCAGATGCGTTTAAGTCAGCCTGATTAACATAAAGGGTAATATTTCTTGCATTAGCAAAATCTGTATTTGTACCACCAATAACAGTTCCAACTGAATCAGATGAATCTCTATATGTCTTTAATTTTCCGTCAGATGCAATTGTAAATCTTTTTACACCACCTGTTGCAAATGAAATTTCATTAGAACCAGACTGGTACATACCAGTATCATCATCCCCCTCAAAACTGAGGGCAGGTAAATTACCTGACATCTGTGGTTCATTTTGTGCATTAAATTTAATACTAATTCCAGGTGCAATTCCACCTGAAGTTACTCTTGTTAGAGCCATGTGTGTTATCTCCGAGCGCTTTGATATCCTGATTTTATTTATACAAGAAAAACCCTTTATTTATCAAGTATTTTCCGTTGTAAATCAGGATAATTACGGAGTAAAAAATAGGACGAGAGGGACTTGAACCCTCATGAGCGTAATGCTCGACAGATTTTAAGTCTGGTGTGTCTACCAATTCCACCACCGTCCCGAAAAAGGCCTAACGTCAAATTTGGCCCGGGATTTTTTTACCGACTTTTTGGTAAACAAAGTCGGGATTTCACTGAGGTTTTTACCTCTTATCTATACATTATACTCTGTGTTCCGTGCGATATTAATAAGTATACTCTATCATATCATCAGACAAAGATTCATTGATAAAGGTACACATCTTAGTAAATTCGTTAGCAGTATTGTTTTCAACATCCACCGACTCCCCATCATGGCCTATCAATGTGACGACTCTTGTTAGCATATTAACTTTAACTGAATGTAAAGTTGATTCTGGTTTTACGTCCATGAGGAGCTCCTATCTTGATACCAGTATACTATAAATCTAATCAGATGTCAACTGGTGCTATGAATAGTTGACCTATTTATTTTAAGTGCATCGGCCGAATCATATCTGAGTCCATTAGAAACATAAGACATTAATCCAGTACTTTGAGAGAAAGAAGCACCAGTAATAGACTCCCAATTTGCCGATGCTTTTATAAGTGATGTTACTCCAAGAGTCTGGTTTGTTTCTGCTGCAAGTTTAGTTTCACTCCATATACCAGTACCAATCTCATTATAAGTGCCACCATACCAGTCTTGTTCATTTCCTAGTTGGGTTTTATTTGATGTTCCAATACCAAGTTCAAAATTAAGACCGATTCTATTTAAAATATTATTACCTACAATTTGAGAGTAATTATTAAGAGAAACACTTTTATTATAAAAAGTTGTGACGATATTAAATGAGCCAATGCAAAAATTATTCAGTTCATTCACCCAATTAGTAGCAACTGGTGACCACAATTCATACTGTCCAGATGCTGAGAGACCAAGTTTAGATGCTGTTAATGCTAATCCACCAGTTGCTTCTATTCTAGCATCTCCTTTGTTTATAGTCTTATGTTCTCCATAATAAGTTAAAGAACTTTGTTTGTTAACAGACATGTTGTAGTTACCCAAAACTTCTAAATGATAGTCCTTACCAACTTTTAAATGGTAATTGCCATCAACCATCATATGAACATTTCCATGCACAATAATATCATTATCTTTAACAACTACTTCTGTCTTTCTTTGAGAATTTGTAATTCTTACATCACCATTATCTGAAATATGAATACCAGATTTACTTGGACCATGTTCAATTACTAATCTGGTATTGTATGGTGTGTCATCCATCATCACCATAGTACCAGTCTCAGAGAACTCTCCTAAAATTCTGGTGTATTGTGGATTTAGTTTACCTTTAATTCCTGTAATTGATGCACCTATACCTTTACCAGCACCAACACCACAGTCTAAAGCAAATCCAATTGCACAAGAATCAAACGTAATAGCGTGCGGATCTGGAGTATCTTTGTAACAACCAATTCTTAAGATACTGAAGATAAAATCTAGAACACTGGTAACATTTAGTTGAGAAAAATCTCCGAGATTTTCTAGTCCTATTGAACTAAAAGTTGATACTATATCATTGACAGTTGAAATTACCTGCTCTACTAAATCAGTGATACTAAAAATTGTTTGGAAGATTGCATCAAATACACACTCTACTGCATCAATAATATCTAATGCAGCATTTTTTAAACCGTTTATAGCATCTTCAATAAAACCAAATAAACTGTCAATTAAATTCTCATCAAATTCACAAGAAATTTGTTGGATAATAAACATGATAGCATCAGTTATTATCTTAGTAACTCCAGGTCCAGGTGATGGAACTGATAATCCAATAGTATTCATAATAAGAGTTGATTGACCAATCAACCAGGCTTTAATCTGATTGACAAGACCAGTGATAGAATTTCTAATTATGTCAAGATTTCTATCTACCAAATCTTGAATATCAAGTAGTGTGTCTGTGAAGGTTCCTAAAAATTCTCCTTTCTTCTCGCTACCTTCTGTATCCACTCCAAGATATTCACTCTTAGTTATTAATTTGACTGAAGTTCCAACTTCATGATCTACTGAAGTTGTTTTATCTCCACCTCTGACAACAGAAACAAATTTTCCTTCTCCTTTATTAGTATAGGAAGCTTTTTCTTCACCTATTTGAAGCCAACCGTTAGATGGAAAATCTTCAGTTGATAATACAAATATAGTTTGATCTTCCTTATCCAGTTCAACTGTGGTTTCTGTTGATGCCTTAGATACCTTTCTTGCTTGAGCGATTGCTGTAGCAGTCGCAGTAACTGCATAAGTTAAGTTGGAGTTTAATGTTTTTTTAACACCATTTTTTCCATCAGCAATAGTAACTCCTTTAAGTTGTCCAGATGGATTTGATACAGATTCTGGTGCTACTGCAGCTGCTTCTGATGTAGATGATCTAGTTTCTGGATCCGCATTTGCTGCTTCATGTGTTCCATTCTCAGATGCATTCTGTGAATTAATAACATTATCAACACCTCTGAAGTAATCAAATGCCTCCTGACTTCTAGGATCTACGATTGGTTTGATTTTACTTAAAAGTGAACCTAGTACTATAGGTTGTTGACAGTCTGGATAATCAAGAAAAAATCCTATAACAAAACTTCCAGCTTTTAATTGAGAACCAGCAGATCCAGCACCATTAACGCCTGCAGATGTAGTTGGTGCAGAAACAACCGCCCAAGGAAGGTTTGATGGTTTCTCCCCTGGTTTATGATATCCAAGGATGTTTACTTTAACTCTACCGAGTTTTGCATCCCTGTCATCAGAATTTTTTACTGTACCCAACCACCATTTAAAATCATCGTTACCTAGGAAACTAGTAGATGGTTCTGTAGGATTATATGTTGACATTAATCTTCATAGATACGACATTCAGCTGATTCTGGTTCTATTTCACAAAACAGTTCTAGTGGAGAAGGATCATGATGATCTCCTGCCTTAATTTCTTTACGATGATTATGAGCATACACTTCCAACTCATGAAGTTCTCCCTCTATATGACGACGCTGGTTGGGGGAGGTCATTGGATTGTCAAGGATCTCTTTATCCTTCTCGATATGTTGTTCGATGTTTTCCATATTTGTTTAGTTAGTACCGTCTAAATTTGTTCTATTTTCCGATCGTTTTGTATCAGATAGTGGAGGTCCTCCAAAAGAATCTCTACACAGTGTGATTTTTGTACGAAGTTCACTTCTATTTAGAATAGAATGCTTAACGGAAGTGACTAAGTATCTTCCGCTAGCCCTCTTATCAGGACCAACACCATTTCCAGATGCACTAGATGGATCTGGTAAATCAATCTTAATTACATTACCAGCTCTGTTTTCTAAATCACCTGGAACAGATACATCAATTGTATTATACTGCATAAAGTAGTATCTGTAAAAGGCTTTCTCAAAGTTTTTGTTTATTTCATCAATATTGTCTTTCTCTGAATCACTTTGATTATTATCCCAATCTCCAAATGTGCTGATAGTTGATGGTCTATAGATAAATCTACTTCCCCTGTCTAACATTTGAGCTAAACCATTACTCAGATATGGTTTAGCTTTTTCTAAATGAGCACTCTTATCCCAGTAATCATCTGCGTTTGATTTGAACACTCTATAAGTTGCTCTATTAAGATCAAGATATATTGACTGGTGACAGAAAGCACCTGCTCTTAAATCATCATAGATGTCAAACACTTTAGGAAAATTAAAATTCATAATTCTATATCTATCTGAATTATTATTAGAAATAGTATTTACATTTCCCTGTGAATATTTGTAACTTATATTACTTGAAGGATATTCTTTCTGCTCTAATAATTTATCAATAGATTTAAAGTTATACCCATCAAATGTTTCATAAAACAGAAATCCAATTGAATCTTTCTTATACTCAGGTATAGATCTAATCGACATCCAATTAAAGAAATCAAATACTCTCCAATTAGGAACATACATATCAAAAGGAAAAACTGTACTGTCTTTTTGTATTTTTTTACTAGAAAAATTATTTTTTCTCAGAACATCTTCAATTACATTTTCAGATTTTTCACCATTTATTCTTTCACAAATTCTAAAATTTTCATTTCTAAGTGCTTCTATAGAAACACCACGCATAATATATGTCTGATCTTTTTCTATAATTGTACGTGAATCTATTTTATAAAGATAATAGTTTAAATCATATATTTTATCTCTACTTCCAATTTTTATTTGAATTCTTTCTTGTCCTACTATTGGTAAAGTACTAATTAAATTTTGCCCAATATCCTGTATCAATATTTCTACTTGCAAAGCAGAAGACATAACACTTTCAAATAAATTTATTTCTAAGACGAGTTTTTTTATGTCTATTTTTTGAGTATTATAGACACTATAAAGATATACTTCTTGTAAACTAAAATCACCAGAAAATTGATTTGCCATTATAACCTACTAAGGACTTGATTGACAGGCATCCTATTGTTATTTAGAGTCAAAGTGGTGATAGAGAATCTAGCTATATTTTCTTGTACGTTGTTTATGACAATTGGTAATTCCATTGCACCATTAGATTTTATTTTTTCGTCTATTGCAAACGACTTACTATCTGATGGCATAGATGAATTCCTTACTGGAATTTTTGTTAATTTAGCAATAGATTGTTTAGGTCTTACCATCCCAGAACCCCCACCAAATGCCAGATTAGCTCGTGGACTTGAGTTAGTTAGAATTACAGATGCTTCATCATTTCTTCTCCAACTGTTTATACCATTATTATGTTTTGCTAATCTATTACTAAAGTAACCTGCTAGATCAGAGAAGTCTCCTGTATCAGCGCCAGATTCTATTAGAGGTATGGCAGAATCATAAACCTCTCCATAATTAAATGCTTTTGATATTAAAGCAACCTTCACACCTGCTGGTAGTTTATTCCATGTCCCAGAACCAATCTTAGATTCTGCTGATGAAGCAAATTGGTTTACATGATATCTTTTAATTTCATACGCTTCTGCTTCGGTAATTGTATCACCTAGTTCAACTTTATTTCCCGGTCTTCCTGCTAATCTAAATCCTGGTGGATAATATGTTGCACCAATACCAATTGTATATGGTTCAGCCTTTGTAGCTGGATCAGGATATGCATTCAATTCTAAACCTTCATAGTTACGTAATAGTAAAGATGCCTGTTGATTAATAGCACCATCTGCCATAGTTGTAGCAGTTTGTTGTCCTGGTGATGTAAATCTTGCCGTATATTCTCCATATGTATCTGCTCCCAAAAGAAGATCATATGAATTTGAGTCTGTATCTGCATCTACTCTTGTATTGTAGAATTCATTCTCAGACATCATTTTTGGTGTTGCACTTTCAGAATCTTTTTCAGATTTCTTTTTACCATCTTCATCTTTCGGGTCATCTGGGTTATGACCTTGACCAAACCAAGCATCATATAACCACCCGCCAGCTTCACCACCAACCCATCCACCAATAATAGAACCTATTGGACCACCAATCATACCAACAGCACCAAGTAATGCGGCACCAATAGCTTTAAATCCAGATCGCATAGGAGGTTTTTTAAATAAGAAAACATCCATAAAGAATTCTAAGAGAGCACCAATGAAAGGAACTCTACTTATAATTTTTACGAATCCTCTACCAACGGCTCCCAATAGTTTAATTAAACTCTTGCCGCCAACCTGAATAATAAATCTTCTAAGTGGTTTAAAGAGAGCACCTTTAAAAACTTTACCTATAGTTTTATTTAAAGCTTTCTGAACAAAATTTTGAATAAACTGAATTGGTTTTTTAAAAATTTTGTTTACAAATTTACTAAACTTACCGAATACTTTAGTAATTCTTTTTATATCCTTAACTACCTTCCATGGTTTTTTAATCCATCTGAGTAGAAAAAATCCTGTTATTAAACGGAGAGCACCAAAAAACCTCTCACCCATACTTCTATCAGGTCCAAGAAGTTGAGACAACCCAGTCATTGCATTATCAACAAATGCTCCTACAAAGAAATTAATAAATTTAAAAGCGTGTCCTAAAAATTCAAAAATGCCTTTTACTATTTTCTTATTCTTCGGATCAGCAATCCAATTTAGAGCTGCAAACGCTATAATATCACCAAAAATTCCAAAGACATCCCCCAGTGTTTTTGATACCTTACCTTTAATTTTTCTACCAATACCAAATATATCTCTACCAGAAGTTTTTCGTTCTTTCTTTTTTCCTGTCTTACCTTTCTCATTTACCTTCTTAGTTTTGCCAGAAGATTTTTTTTGTTTTGATTTTATTCTAGTTACTTTTTTTAAAGTTTCTAATAACTTCTTAAGAGCATCCTTAAAAGATTCTTTTGATTCTTCAGCTTGTTCTGGTGGTGCATCATCAACGTTAACTCTTACTTTTTCTACAGGTTCTTTTACAGAATTACCAGAAGATATATTAGAAAACGGAACAATAGCAGAAATACCACCACCCTTTCCGCCATCTCCAGCAGCTTTATCATTTAGTTTATTTAACTCACGTTCGAGATCAACAAAATCTCCAACATCAGATTCTGCTTTTTGTTTTACCTTCTGTGCTGCTCTAACACCAGAGACAACACCACTTTTGAAAACATCTGTGTTAATTTTAGAACCCATCTTCCTCTTCTTAAAGAGGGCTTTTCTCTCCGATGGCGAAAGATATTCACCTGTTTCTGGATTTATACCATGAGCTGTTACGTTAATATCTGACATTTACTTATAACTGATAACTGTAAATTGACCATAGCCCAGAAGTAGGAAGTATACTACCAGAAAATCCTTCACTGTTTTCTGATACAGACTGAGTAGATGATGAATTGTTAATAACAGTAGGGGTTTTTTGTTGAGTTGATGGTGAAGATAAGGATCTACTCTCCTGTTGTGCAGAACCTAAATTAGATCCTGTTCTTGGTGAAGTTGATCCCAAATTTGGAGGAGTAGATCCAGGAGGCGGTGGAAGTTTCGGCGGGGGTGGTGGTGTTGATGACCCTTCAACTGGTGCTGTTGATCCACCAAATGGTGCAGTATGAGCATACTTTGTTAGAGGATTAATTCTAGAACGAACTGATGACTTTGGCATACCAGTGTCACCTGGTTTTGCAGAAACTTCCCAATGTAAATGTGGTCCTGTCCCTCTTCCAGTATCCCCCACAATACCAATTTTAGTTCCCGCCTTTACTTTATCTCCATTTTTATATGGAGATGGTGCTTTCATATGAGCATAGAAGTTTTCTAAACCAGTAGTGTCTGTCCATGCAACCCAGTTACCATAACCAGAATCAACACCAACACCAGTAATAGTTGCATCAGTAAACGCTTGAAGTGGTGCTCCAGATTTACCATTACTAATATCAATTCCCATATGTAAACCAGGAGATAAAGTAAGTGACCTATTTCCCATCGTTGAAGTTACTTCCATACCATATGGATTACCACCACCGCCGCGAGCGCCAGCGAGGGCCCGTTCCTCATCATTAATAGACCTTTGCATTCCTGCAAGATCACTCATACTTCCATCTGTTTCAGTTTTTACAGGAACAGTTTCTGTATCCCCCGATAGTTTGGTAAATCTTTTCCTCTGTGAGGAAATTGTAGCCATAAATTCTTCTTTTTGGAGAGGATTTCCTTCAGGATCAAAATACTTATCTTCACCTTGACCAAAGAAATTTTTCCCGCTTACAAAACTACCAACATTTTTAAATTTAATCGTCTCACCAGTTCCCTGGTTACCAACCATCTTATCAAACTTTTTCTGAGATGCATCTAAAGATTTAATTGAGGTCTTTGCTTTTTTAGCTCCTACAGTTGGTTGTTTACTAGTAGCACCAGATGCTCCAAGTGTAGTAGTTGTAGGGGAAGGCGCGGGTGGGGAAGGCGCGGGTGGGGAAGGTGTCTGAGATGTTTCTGGTTCTGGTTTCTTTGGTGGATCTGGTTCCACACCGTGACCAAACAAACCACCAAAGAAACCAGAAATACCACCCCAAGCATTACCAAGCAATCCTTTGACAAAATTTGCAGCATTTCCAAGAAGACTACCAACGTTACCAAAATCAATTCCTTTCAATGGACTATTAAATAATCCTGATACTAAGTCACCAATCTTTCCGATCACTCCGAAAGTCATTGCGTTTAATAACGACCCAAGAATTCCTGGTATTATACTCAGTAAAGTTTTAGGAATTTCTAATAATGTATTCATGAACTCGCCTGGATTCGTCAACCATTTGAGTGTAAGAAGATCTTTAATTACATTAAAGAAAGCTCCTAGTATTTTAAATTGTCCTCCGAACAAAGACATTGCAAACTTAGACCAAGGTCCAATAAAATGATCCCACAAGAATGAAAAAATCTTTGGTATCATTCCAATGAACTTAACTAATTGATGTACCTTCTCTTTATTTTTTGGATTTGCGATCCAATCCAGAACTTTTATTACAACAAAATCTTTAAAGAGATCAATTAAAAATTTAAATATATTACCAATGCCGTTCTTTGCAGCTTTTACTACAGGATTTGATTTTCTTTTTCCTTTCTTTGCTTTTTTAGCTTCCTGATCTTCCTCTTCCTCATCTCTTTTTTCAGCTTCTAATAATTTTCTTTCCTTTTCTTTTTCTTTTTTAGTATCTTTATATTCTTTATTATCATTATCTAATTCTTTTACTTCAATCTCAAAAATATTATCTGCAGTTTTCTTTATTTGTTCCAGTAAACCTAATATGTTATCTTTTGCTGGACCAGTTTTTACAATCGCTAAAGATTTTTTACTTTTTGGACCTGCTGATGCAGTATATCCGCCCTCTTTAATAGTTCTACCTTGTACAGCAAGACCACCATTCTCAGATCTAGTAATAGCAGAGTCATTTGTTTGTTTAACTAATCCATCACTACGATTGTCTTTACGACCATCTCCCATTACACCACCTCGCATGGTGTTTCTTGCGCCTTGTCTTACTCCTGATTTAATTCCTTGACTTAATCCGCCCTTAGCTCCCGCTTTAACACCCGTCATCAAAGCACTGCGGCCTGCTCCAGCAACGACTCCCTTAGCACTTGATGCTAAGAGTCCTTTGATTAAGGGTATTATTGCTGCAGCTGCTGGTGCGGGCATATTAACTCTGTTGTTTCTTTTGACGTTCGTTTTCTTCTTTAATATATTCCACTAACATAGTTACATAAATTTCCCTTTCCCAGGGAATCATATTATCCAATTCAGTTAAACTATATTTATGGTGTTGCATCAATGAAAAATTAACCTTGTAGAAATTTTCAAGACTTTCATGAGATAGGGCTATGAGAAAAAACTTGCTAGTCCCTCAATTACTACATCACTTTTTACTTTAGTATTTGGATTGGTGACTGAAACCGTATGTGATAATTTTGGCATAGTCTCAAAGAAACTCTGAACCTTCAAGAATTGTTGGGTATCCATACCTTCTAAAAATTCATTAATTTCTTTCTTAGAAGAATTTGAAGCTTCATACACTTCTTCACCATCTACAATTTGATGTATACACATAGATGCAATTTCAAAAATATCATCAACTTCAGATGCATCATCAGACATATTATTTTTAATGAATAAATCCATACTTGGATACTTCATCACAACTGATATAGTATCATCCATCTTTAAGATATTTGTGTGATCATCACTCTTACTAACATTAATATCATCTAAATCGATAGTTATACCAACTGTAGTTTCATTGTCATCTGGACATGTGACTTGTAAATCTACAGATTCTCCAACTGATTTCCCCCTAATATTCAAAAAGATATATTCAATATCAAATAAAGCAAGATCATCAATTTTAAATCTTGGAGTTTGAATGCAGTTAGTCAAAATAGTTTTGACTGCATTTGCCATCTGTTTCTCATCTTCAGTCTCCATAGCAAGTAAAAGAATTTTTTCTTCTTTGACTAGGAAAGGTCTATATTTAATCTTCTTTTTAGTAGATGGAATTTCCAACTCATATGTTGGGGTAGAAAGTTTTGGTAAAGCCATTAATAATGTAGAATACTATCTGAAGTATTTATACACTAGTTATGAAAGAATTCCTAATAAGGTATCTATAATATCTAATTCCCCGCCACCATTTATAGGATCTCTGAAATTTATTGTAGAGTTATCATTAAATGTTGTAGTTGTATAAGTTTCATATTCAAAACCAACTGATAATTTTGATATAGATGTTTCTTCTCTACTAAGACTCATAGAAGAAATATTACTTGGGAAAGCATTAAATAACTTCACAGCATGTACTGGTATTGATCTATAGAATCCAGTGCCACTTATACCTCTTTCAGTTGGACTATCTGGTATTATTTCACGTAACGGAATTGAAAGAGATTTATTATTTGGGTTCATACTATTTTTCTTACCGTTCATATATTTTTCATACTTCACGATCAATATATCAACTGTATAGTCATCCCTATATGCTGCTCTAAAATTTTGTTGTGGTGCTGGGGTTCTAAAAATATTTTCAATTTGATTAGGAAATCTTGTAACTTGATCTGCATAACCATATATCCAATTAGTCCACAGATCAAATATACTTTTAATTCTAGAGTCTGCATCCATCATAAAAGAAAGTTGCATTTCGCTAAACACTGCACCATAAGCATACTTTAAATTTGGTGTGTTAGTAATTCTATAATCACCTGTGGAAATTTGAAGTCCAGGAATACTAGCTTCATCAGTATATAATCTAAGTAAATTCTTTGATGGTTGCAAATCAAATTCTTCATCTCTTGAGAGTTGTCTCAATAGTTTTGGATTACTATCTAGTTCGATAATAACATCATAGAAGTTATTAGCACTATAACCAGACCTTTTAAATTGTTCTTTAAATGTCGCATAGTTCGACATCGGCGTTACGCCAAATATTCTACTCATTGTGAAGTTTCTCCCCAGACTGCTGATTTACTATATTGTTGATACATATTATTCTTTCTAGTGACAAAACTTTCAATAGGAAGGAAGATAGATGTTTTATAATCTTCTCTATTTATTTTATAAAGAGGTGTTTCTAGTCCCGCTACAACATAATGATGATAACATTGTTTGGGGAACCTAGCTCTACCATTTTCTAATCCTAATATTATATTCATCCTAGATCTATGTCTTAAATAATGTAAGTTGGCACCAAAAAATTTTGTACCTGTACTCAGAACATATACAAGTGGAAACTCATCATAGAATTTCAACTTTGCAGCATATGTTGCCTTGTATTCAAACATATAAAGTTCACCCGGAGTCGGTATCATAGACTCCTCCATCTCAGACATATCTGAATACAGATCACCTGATTGAAATTTCATTCTTACTGCATCACGATACCAAGAATATGATCTTGGTTCGTTACCAGCTAGTTCTCTTATCTCTTGAAAGATACTCATACTTTGAGTTCGTCTTCTGTGATTAACATAAATTTATAATTCCTATCATCACAAAACTCTTTTGCCGCTGTCCATTTAGCTTGGTTTTTGGCATACTCAGTAACTTCATAGATATATTTTTTAGTCATCCTCTGTTGAACCTTAGGTTCTCTAGTCTGTTTCTTTGGTTTAACTTCAATCAAATACTTTTGAATGTTTCCATTCATGTCTTTGACTTTTATATGAAAGTCAACAAAATATCTATGAACTTTATTATCAAGCGGAGATCTGTAAGGTATTACAATCTCTTCACTACCCCACTCAAGTATACTAGGATTACCATCACAGTACTTCATGAATTTTAATTCCCATGAAGATCTATAAATAACATTACGGTAATCACCTCTATACTTAGCAGGATTTTTGGGAATGTATTTTCCCTTCAAAGTGTTCATATATAGCTATAGGGATAATCATAGAAATATTTATGACCGCAGTAAGTAAAAATTATAAAAATAATGTCAGCGGCGGTGATTTATATTGGCCAGCTAATATATCTGAAAAATTTGACTATCTAGAAATGGAGATGTTACAATTTGAAGAAAGAAGTATAAGAAAACTTAGACCCAGCAAACAAGTTCAAGATAATGTTGCGCCACAAGAGACATCTAGTGGTGAATCATCTACAGCAGGCACTCCATCAAAAGAATATTTTAATAGTAAAACAACTACTACATCATCATTAGGTAAAATATTACTACCAATACCAGACAATATTTCTTATACAGATGGTCCACAATGGTCCGATCAATCAGTTGGAGCAATAGGAAGGTTTGGTGCTGAGGCAATTAACAATGCTATCGGTGGCGACTCTGACAATGCAACGGAGGCAATACAACTAGCTGCTAGCGCAATCAAGGCGGGTGTAATTAAAAACATGTTGAATAAAATTGGTGTTGATCCAAATGCTTTAGCTCAAAATGTTGCTGGTAAAATTGCTAACCCATATATGCAGCAAGTATTCCAGGGTGTTGGATTGAGACAGTTTGATTTTAATTGGAAACTTGTTCCTAGGAATGAAAGAGAACAAAGATCAATTAAAAGAATAATAAAAGTGCTACGTTCAAATGTAATGCCAGGATTCTCTAATAGTTTTCTTAGAGATCAGCAACTAGGTCCAGGTTTAGCCGATATACTTTCTCCAGATTTACAAACTAAAGATGGAGTATCCCTAGGAGCAGAGGGTGACCAAGACACAGAAAGGTGGTTAACTGTACCAAATATTTTTAACTTAAAATGGAAGTATATGGGTAATGACATAGAATCTCTACCAAAATTAAAACAATGTGTATGTAAAAATATTTCAGTACAATATACACCAGATGGTGTATGGGCCACTAGAATGATGGATGGAAAACCTCAACCAATTGCATACAACCTAACAATGTCATTTGGTGAAATGTCTATTATTACAAATGAAGATGTTTTCAATAGAGGTTTCTAATGTTATTTGAATCTACACCAAATTTTCTATATCCAGACTTTAAAGTATCTGGTAAAGTTAAACTATCTAAAAATTTATTTCGCAGAGTAAGAGCAAGAGATAGTTTTAATGCAGTATATTCTTCAGCTAAAGAGTACACAATTCTACCCGGAGAAAGACCTGATTCACTTTCATTTAAAGCTTATAATGATCCAAGATTTTTTTGGACAATTTTATTATTGAACAATATAACAAACATGAATACAGAATGGCCTGTGGATAGTGATGAATTAGATAATTATATACTTGCAAAATATGGAACTGAAATAGATAAACCAAGACACTGGGAAACCAATGAGATAAAAGATAGTTATGGAAATATTGTTTTAGAAGGTGGTGTTGTAGTTGAATTATTTACTAACTCTACTGAACAAAATACAAGTAATTACTATCCTAAAATCTTTAATGCAGAATCAAATGAATATAATTCATGGTCTTTCACATATTTACATAAAGCAGAATATGAACCAAAGAAATTATCAAACGGCGATCCTAATCCTAAAGCAAATATGATTATTGAATCATCAATAATTAATAAAACTATTACCGCAGCACAAAACTTAACAAAGATTACAAATAGAGAATATGAATATGAATTAAATGAATTAAAAAGAATAATTTATCTTCCAACTAAATCTGCTGCTAAACTTATGGAATCTGAGATTGAATCTTTATTAGCTTACGATACACAATATAAAATAACTGACGAAGGATATAGAATTTCAGAAAAGGTATAAAAAAAGGGGGTC